TACCACGACTAGATTTAATTGTATAATCTGTACCATCGCGATTAAAGTCAAGCTCAATTGTGTAAGACTTGTCTTTGACATACCTGTTAAGAATATCTGCTTTTTTAATGCCTTTTGAGTTCTTGTTGAATAATACTTCTTCAAGAATTAGTGCAATGGAACTTTTACCGTGGCCGTTGCGGCCCACCAGTTGTGTTAGTGGTGCAGCAACAAAATCAATTTTATTATCTTTTCCGTAGCTAAAGGCATTAGCCCATCGTAGTTGTTTTATAGTTATCATTTACAGCGAGTCTTTTCTTTAGTTCTGGTAATCCGCCAACATATTCACCGTCCAGAAAAATCTGTGGAACGCTGCGTGCGTTTGGTACTTTTTCGATTAAGTCTTTTTTAGTATAAGTGCCGCCGCCTACCATGCACTCTTCATACTCAATAGCATAAGCCGTTAGCAAACGTTTAGCTTCTTGGCAGGCAGGGCAGTTGGTTTGTGACCAAACTTCGGCTTTACTCTGATTCAATTTTGTCTGCATAGTTCTGAAATTCCTTTAGTACTCGTTCAATAGTATCTGGTGGTAGTTCTAAAATATAAGTTAGATACTCTCGCACTTCTTCTGACATAGACATTTCAGAGTCTAAGATCAGGGCTGAATCTGTATCACGCTTGATAACTTTGCGATCAATTAGATCTGAATCTTCAAGCTCGCCAAGTTCTTGCATGTCGCCTTCAACTTGGTAAATTGTGTGATCATAGTCGGTTGGCGGTTTAGGGTCATGCACACCTACTGTTTTGCGTAGTAACTGTGGCAGCTCTAGTTTACGCCATTCATGCTCTAGACTGATGGTATCCAGTATAACCACACCAGTATCCACATTATGACGATGAAAGCTAGTAGTGACGGGACTGCCAGGATAGATAATATTTTTCTGAGAGTTTTCATAACTGTGTAAGTCGCCAGCTAAGACTCGGTCATAGCTTGCAAATATTTCTAAATCTACTTCAGGCTTTACGTGTGGAGGGATCTCGCCACGAACGTGTGTAAAACAAATATTGCCGCGAATCTGAAAAGGATTCTTTTCAAAGTCTTTTAGCTTGTTGTATGGAATAAAATCCATGTTTTCTATTTTGCAATAGTCATCGATAATTTCCACATTGGAATTCAATCTGTTAGTGACTTGCTTTAAGTTACTAAGAAATGTTGTGTCTTTTTTAACTGCTTCGTGATTTCCAGCATAAATAATTGTTGGAATATCACAGTGAGTTACTAGGTCAAAGTATGTTTCTAATTCTTCCATGTTGGGAAGCTTGTCAAACACATCACCACCAATAACAAAAAGATCGCAGTCTTTTTGCATTGTGCGTAGCTGTGACCACAGCATATTAAACCTATTTTTAGCCCACGGAATAGGTACGTTCTTCTGACCCAATTTAATATGGACGTCAGCTGTAAATAATACTTTCATTTTGCCCTTGAGACAGAAAAGCCCGCTAAGCGTTTCGTTTAGCGGGCTTTGATTTTTTAACCTAGTTCTTTGACTGCTTCTTGTTCAGATGATTCGGCTTCGCCATCTTCTTCTTGCTGGTTATTGATCTTTTCCAACAAGGCTTTTACATCTGCTTCTGTAGGACGAGGGAACTTTTCGTCAATAGACTTAGCAGCATCAGCCATAGCGCGCTCTTCAGGTGTTAATGCACGGGGTTTGCAACGCAAAACTTGCAGTGTGTACTCAACGTTAAAAGGCAGGGGGCCAGTTTTAACACGTTTGAATACAACATCCCAACCTGTATCATAGTCAGTAGGGTCTCCTAAATCTTCAGCCGCTGTAACGATTTGCTCAAACAATTTCTTTTTCAAGTTAAGAGCAACAACTTTTTGCGACTTAGGGTCAATACAATTTACAGAATAGCTCCAAGAGCACTTGGCTTCTGGATAATACTCAGTAACATGATCTTTCTCAAGGTTATCAAATTTCTCCTTTTCACGACTAAATGCTAAACATTCAATAGGGATATCTTTGTTATTTGTGCCTTTCAGCCAGTAAATATATCGTGGAAGAACTCCGCCAATCAAGCGGACTGTGTTTTCGCCATCTTTGTATTCGTAAGATTCGACTTTGTTTGATTGTGCTTTACCTTTGGTGTTTTTAAAGCTAAGTGCCATTTTTATTTGTCCTCGTATTTGAAGTGAGTTTTGTTTTCTGTGATTTTTAGTAGCGGATTTGATTTTATTGCGTTTAGGTCAATATCTGAATAGTAAGATAGGTCTAGATATGTGTAACCGTAATGTTTATATATTGCGTAATTTCTACGCCCCGCTAAACGAATGTATTGTGCTTTGTGTACAATATCTGTTGAGGTATCAGCAAATAAGGTTGCAGGGTTTATTAGAAAACTATTGCCTTTTAAGTTAAAAATCGGTTTGATTTTACTGTATTGGTTTTTAGGAATAGATTTTCTAATAAAGTGCAATCTTAAGGTTTCAACTAACTTTGTAGAGTCACATTGAGTCGTGGACTCAAGCAATCCAAGGTTAAAGAAAAGGGTCATATACTGAAACTTAATAACTATTATACCATTTTGGATACTCTGTGACAAGTGAAATTTTATCTACGCTAAGACTTTCCAGCCTTTGCGTAAGTAAAGCCCTAACCTATCTGTGTTTTGCTTTTTATCTGCATATCCAGCAAACTGAATATCTACTATGATTGGGTCTAGTTTACCTTCATGCATCCGCATAATGCGGCCAGCAATTTGTTCTAGTAAACTATCGTTTGACATAGGTACTGCTAATATCACGCAGCTAAGGATGTTGATTGAGATACCTTCTGAAAAGATTTGCCTGCTTCCAGCAATACACATTTTTTCTTTGGCAAGGATTTGAGCTTTTGCTCTTTGTCTGTCTTCAAAACTGGTGTTCCCAGTAACCAACAAACACGTGTCACCAACATAGTCTTTTACCTTTTCTAAGAATTCTACTCGATCAGCAATAACTAAAACGCTGTGTCCTTCGGCAACGTGCATCTTAGCTATATCTGCAATAAATTGTCTGTATTTGTCGTCTTGGGTAAGATCAGTGATCTTGTCTACCCAGGTTGCATTAGGTTTAAGTGTAATGCCACTTTTTACCATGTGTATGGTAGGCGGAATTGTATTCGACACTGGAGGCTTTAATACCTGCGAGCCGAAATAATCCTTGAATAGTATGTGTTTGCCGTCTTTGCGCTGCATCGTCCCGCTAAGTGCGATTCGATAACGGGCGTGGAAGGCGTCAATTGTTCCTGCAAATGTAGTGGCAGGACAGTGGTGTGCTTCGTCCAAGATAACAGTCCCAAACTCTTTAGCCAGTTCTGCAGTGTGTTTAACCAAGGTTTGGATATTGGCAACTGTGATAAAGTGGTCGTCGTGGTCAACTCGTCCACCACCAATAACTCCGCAGTCCGTCCCGAATAGCGTTCGTATTTCTTCACACCACTGATCTCGTAAGGCGGCTGTATGTGTGATAACCAAGGTTTTTTGTTCAAACTTTCTTGCCAGATGTAGTGCAGTAAAGGTCTTCCCCCACCCAGGCAAGGCGTTGATAAAAACAGTATCATTGACTTGATCGTAGATTGTTTGCTGATCGTCATATAGCTCAAACTTAGGGTCGGGAAAGGGTACTGGTACTAGAACTCGTTTATCTATGATTTCATAGCCTTCGGGAATTAAATCACTACGGCCTTGCGGAATAGATAAAATGCCCTTGATTAACGACTTATAGTTTTTGATAGTTTCTACACTAGCAAACTTCTTAGATCCAGTATCTTTGTGAATTTTATAGGTAAGAGATTTAATTACGTGTTTAGTATGCTCTACACCAGGATTATCAATGTAGATTCTATTGCTAATTACTGCTTTTGCCATTATACTAATCTCCACGTGTCTTTTTGTGGATATTCGTAGTATCCGTAAAATAAATAGCTATTATCCATATATAAAACCCCTGCGTATTGGTGATAGCTTTCAGGCTGAATCATAGTTTTGAATCTATGAGCCACGCCTTCCAATTCTAATACACACCCTATACCCTCCGCAGGTAACACTTTAGTAATCTTCTTTGTTGTCAGTTTGGCG